CTAAAACTCCCCCTTTAGCGTGTAGTATATCATATTTTTTCTTCAAAAGGAAGAAAAAGCCCTAATTTAACCATTGACAGGGACAAAAAGCCCTGTTATAATACGCTATAGAGGGACAAAAGTCCCTGAATCGAGGTGAGATAAATTGTCGAAGTCAATTACAGTCGATCGCGTGAAAGTTGTAGCGGAGATGGCGCGTCAGAACTTGACTACCGAGGAACTTTCCTTAAAGGCAGGCGTTGGACGCAATGCTATATGGAAAATGCGTAAGGGTCAACCCGTATGGCGCACTACCGCAGGCCACGTGGCCGCAGCTCTGGGCGTGACCGTTGACGATTTGAAGGAGGTGAACTAAATGTATCAACCGTTTCACAGGCTCCGCGTAAGGTTCGCGGAAATGGAGCTGCGGCAAGGGGATGTGGCGCAGGCCGCAGGCATGGCAAAGAGTACCATGACGGCCCGCATGAAGGGCTACCAGCCCTGGACGAGCGACGAGATCACCCGCGTGGCCGCTGTTTTGAACATTCCCCGGGAGCAGATCGGAGAGTTTTTCTTTGAACCGTCTCCCAAGAGCAAGAAGGGTGCATGATGGCAAACAAAAGAATGTTTTCGGTGGACGTGGTGGAAACCGACGCTTTTCTTGACCTACCGCCCAAAACGCAGGCGCTCTACTTTCATTTGGGTATGCGTGCCGATGATGACGGGTTTGTTTCAAGTCCCCGCACCATCGTGCGCACCATCGGATGCACTACCGGTGATTTGAAGCAGTTGGAAGCCGCTGGTTATGTAATTTCGTTCAGTTCCGGTGTGCTTGTTGTGACTGACTGGAAGGTAAACAACACGCTCAAGAGTGACCGTTACCGCAAGACTATGTTTCAAAACGAGCTTGCACTGCTGAAAGAATCAGCATCAAAGCGTTACATCCTTTCTGACAATGGAACCATTTCGGAACCAATCAGGAACCAAAACGGAAACCAGCAGGAGCCGCAGTATAGCATAGTGAAGGATAGTGTAGAGAAGTGTAGGTTAGAACAGGAGAGCAACGCCGCTGTCGCGGCTGGCGAGCCTGATACTCCCCCGGCGGATATTTTCACAACCTTTGCCGATGGTGACGGCGAGCTGCTGCAGGCCCTTCAGGACTATGACCGTATGCGCAAAGAAAAGCGCAAGAGCCTGACCGATACCATGCGGCGCAGCTTGTGCCAGCAGCTGGATGAAGAATTTCACCGGTGCGAGTGGGTGCAGATCATCAAGCAGGCCACCCGGCAAGGCTGGTTAAAGTTCTATCCGCTGGATAAGGACAAGCCCGCCAGCACCGTGCCAGAGTTTGAAAGCGCTGGCGACCAGATCAGCCGTATTATCAACGACCTAAAAAGAAAGAATGGAGTGATCGAATGACGACCGAAAAATTACAGGAGCTTATGCAGGCGCGAATGGCCTATTTTGGCGAGCATCTTTCCGATGAGCGAGTGACCGCCCAGCTGAAAGCATACGCGGCCAACCTGGGCACCGTACCGGACGACATTGCCGAACAGGCGTTTCTTATTGCGCTGGCTAAGTGCAAGTGCCTGAACTATTTTCTCCGCGACTGGACAACTGCCGTCCGGGACATCCAGCTTGACGCGCTGCCGTCCCCGGAACGGATGTGGGAAAATGCACTGGACACGGCACGCAGTATGCAAGAGGTCTGGGAAACGGCCTGCATCGGCTATACGGACGGGGAAGGAACTCACCACGGCGGCGGTAAGGCGAAAATTCAGGCCATGTTTGACAGACAGCCGGAAGCCGTGCGCAACTATTACGGAACGCCTGCAACGCAGATCAAAGCACTTACCCAGAGTTCGCGTAGCGAGCTTGCAAGGAACCGTTATCGCGGTTTTGTGACTGCTATGGATAAAGCCCCGGTGAAAGCCTTGCAGGCACCGCCCCTGCCCCAGCTGACGCAGGGCATCCAGCCTGCCGCCCAGATCAGCGACAGCAGCAAGAGCGCGTGAGGGGGTGATTTTGTGAACGAGAACACCGACCGTGCCAGCTACACCAACGCTATTGTGAAGCTGCTAGAAAAAGCCGACCTACGCAAACTGCGCCTGATCTGGGTCTATGTGGAGCGCATGACCCGCACCAACTAAGCCGACCCGGCCTAAGCTGGCCGTGTTTATAATTTTTTGTTTCGCCAGTAGTGGCGAAGAAAGGACGAAACCATGAAGTCGTTTATTTCCACTGACCGCGATACCATTCTTGAGTGCTTGCAGGGTGAGAAGCTGCTGAACATTGTACCCGATGGGCTGGGCAATGTGTCGCTGGTGTTTGAAAGCGCCAACCCGGACGCATCCGACCTGCTGACGGTCAAACCTGATGGCAAGATCATCGCAACGCTGCTTTATGACGAGGAAGAAGCCCCCAGTGTGAAGCCTTGCAGCGTTGACATTCTCGGCATTTCTTTGGGCGAAGAAGGTTTGCTCATCATCCCGCGTGAAGTCCGTATGCAGTGTGAACCGCTGGTTAATGCGGCGAATGCCCTGATGAACGCTCTGAATGACCTGCCCGTCAGCACCGTGGATAAAAACACCATTGCACTGCTGGCCGCTGATCTGATGGCGCAGGCAGAGCAGGAAGGTGTGAAGAACGGCGTTGAAGCCTATACGGATTTCACCCACGACATGACCCCGGAGAAGTTTACAGAACTCGTGAAGTCTGTCAAAGACGATTCCATGCCGTCCTGATTAAGACCGCCGACAAACAGAAAGCCGCCTTTCCCTGCGCCAACAGGGAGGGGCGGCAAATAGCGGGACAACGCATTGCAGTAATGTTTCCCGCCCTCATTTTATCAGAAAGAAGAGGAATTTTCAATGTATTGGTTACACCGCTTTTCAATTTTCTGTCGTGGGCCCGTTCGCCCTGGTTTGTTTCCTCGGTGCCGCTGTGATGTGGTTCAACGGCATCCGGTAAGGGGGCTTGCAACATGACGAGAGAAGAATCTTTAGAAGTCCTGTGCGTGGCTTTTGAGAAGCTGGACGAGGACGAACAGCGAGAGATGATCCGGCTTATTGAGCAGATGAAGCGTGCCCATACTTTTGGTCTGGACGTCCGTTTTGACGAGCACACTTTCACTTTCTTTATCGCAGATGCAGCGACCAACACCGTTGTTGCCCCGCCGCCGATGAATATTCCTACTGTGGAAGCATGGTTGAACGACTACGAGAAGGAAGCAGCCGAAGAATGACACTACACGGTGAAATTCTTGCAGTTATGTCCGTTTTATGGTACAATAGCAGCGTGATACAAACGCTCTTTTAGACCATTACAACGCGTAAAATTTAACGGTGGTGCGTGGAGTACATAGCGCCACCCCCACCCCTGAGAGCGTGTTACAGCCCCGGAAAGGCTGCTGCACGCTCTTTTTATTTGCCGGAGGTCATTCTATACCATGACGAAGAAGCTCAAGAAGTGCCCTGTCTGTGGGGCTGTGATGTGGCATTTTGCCAATGAAAGCCGCTGCCTTGAATGTGCAGCATGGGAAGCCCAGGACGAAAAGGAACGGGCCCGCGTCCGTACTCTGGCATGGGCCGCATACCATGCGGAACACGGCGAACCGCTGTCACTGGGTGAAGCTGCCGCAATGGCTGATGCTATGGGCATGACCTACGGACAATACAGCCTGCTGCTGTCCAAGCAAAAACGCAATGCGGCAATAAAGTGACATTGTATAGCATTATATTTGCATTTTACAACGCAATGTGGTATACTGAGCATAGCAGGCGGCTTATAGCGCCGTCCGGCTCCTGACTGCTCTTTGCTGCACGGTCTGGCTGTGGGTGTGCCATGACCCACGATCAGAGCGCCCAGCATTGCAGGAGCGGACATACCCCTTGCACCGGGCTTTTCCTTTCCCCGGTACACCATGCGCGGCATAAGGTTTGCCGCCTGCTGCTTTTTACGTCTACTCATACGGAAAATGAGGTGCTATCAATGGAGAATCCCAACCCTACCCCCAGCGCCGCCCAGCAGGCCGAAAATAACGGCTCTGGACGGACTTTTACCCAAGACGAAGTAAACTCCATCGTTGCAGATCGGCTTGCCCGTGAGCGCTCCAAGAGTGCCGAGCGCGCGGGCGACCTTGACGCACGAGAAAAAGATCTGAAAGCCCGCGAGGAAGCGTTGGAAGCCAAAAGCCAGCGCTTCAACCAGTGGGAAGCCCGGGAAGCCTGCAAGCAGTATCTGACTGATAACCATATCAGCACGGCGCTGCTGGATAAGCTGGACACCAGCGACCCGGAAGCGTTCAAGACTGCTGTAAAGGCGGTGCAGAGCGTCACCGGCAACGGGTACACCGTCACCACCACGACCACCGGTGCAAAGGTGGACACCCCGCCGATGTGGCTTTCTCAGGGCAAAGACAAAGACGCTGAGTTAAAGCGGGCTTTCGGTCTGAACAACTGAAAGAGGATCTATAAATGGCTATTGAGTTAGCAACCCAGTTCCAGGCATATACAGACGAACAGTTTTACTCCGAGAGCAAGACCAGCCTTGTAACCAACAAGGATTTCAGCTTTGACGGTGCAAAGACCATCAAGCTGTATAAGGTCAAAACCACCGATATGGAGGACTTCAACCGCAACGGCCCCATTCTGGACGGCAACAAGTCCCAGTATGGCACGATCAGCACCCTGCAGGCCACCACCGAGACATTCACGATCAACAAAGATCGTTCTTTCACGTTCGAGGTGGACAAAATGGACACGGACGAAACCAAGATGCAGGTTGCGGCAGCCAGCGCTCTGGCACGCCAGCAGCGTGAGAAGGTGTTCCCGGAGATTGACTCCTATGTTTACAGCGTGATGGCAGCAAATGCAGGCATTAAGCCGGAAGCCGCAGCCCTGACCGCTGAAAACATCTATACGCAGATCATCACGGCAAATGCCCAGATGGATGATGCTGAGGTGCCCGCATCTGACCGCGTGCTCATTCTGACACCCACCGCCTACACGCTCCTGAAGCAGTCCAAGGCCACCTTTGACAATCAGGACATTGGTGCAGAACTGCGCAAGAAGGGCGTTATTGCCCAGCTGGACGGCCTGAACGTGGTCAAGATCGCGTCCAACCGCCTGCCCGAGAAGTTCGGCTTCATGATCGCGCATCCCGTGGCTACTGTGGCCCCGGTCAAGCTGGCAGAGTACAAGATTCACCTTGACCCGCCTTTCCTGTCTGGCAGTCTGGTAGAGGGCCGTATTTACTACGACGCGTTTGTTCTGGAAAACAAGGCAAAGGCTATCTATTATCAGGCAATCGCCTGATATGGCATCATCTGGGCGCATGGGGCAACCTGTGCGCCCTTTTTGTATCGAGGTGAGTATATTTGAAGATCAAACTTTCAACTCCCGCAGAGGTACGCCGCACGCTGTCCAAGATCGCAAATATGCTGCTGAATAACCAGATCGACCCGCAGCGGGCAACAGCTATCACAAATTGCTGCAACAGCGTTCTAAACTGCATCCGCATTGACGAACAGCAGAAGAAGCTGGCAGAGCTGGAAAAGCTGCTGGACGAGGTGGAAGCGAATGGAGCTTGACCGACTGGAAAAGCGCATCCGGGCACTACAGGCCCGGAAAGCGGCCAGAGCTGCCACGTTTGAGCGCGTGCAGGGCATCGACCCCACCGAGCACGAAGCGGCTGTATACCACGCTATCCACGTGGATATAGCAGCCGATGCACACACCTACTACAATCTTCCCGGTGGGCGCGGCTCCTGCAAATCGTCCTTTGTGTCATTGGAGATCGTGGACGGCATCCAGAAAGACCCCACCGGCACCGGCTCTGCTGTGGTGTTCCGACGGTGGGGCAGCACATTGCGGGAATCCGTGTTTGCACAAATCCAATGGGCTATTGACGCGCTGGGCGTGTCTGACCTGTGGGCCTGCACTGTGTCCCCTATGCGCTGCACCTACCTTCCTACAGGCGCACAGATCATCTTTCGAGGGCTGGACGATAACAGCAAGATCAAGTCCATCAAGCCTGCAAAGGGCTTCTTTCGGTGGGTATGGTTCGAGGAATTTTCCGAGCTGCCCGGTGAAAATTTTGTACGCTCTGTAATGCAGTCTGTAGGCCGTGGCGGCAAGCCTGTGGTGTTCCGCAGCTTCAACCCGCCTGTGTCCCTGAATAACTGGGCAAATAAGTTCGTCCAGCAGCCCAACGAGGAAGCATTGACCCTGCACACGGATTACACCCAGGTGCCGCCTGAATGGCTGGGAGAGGTGTTTCTGAACGAAGCCCAGCGCATCCAAGCTCTGAATCCCAAAGTGTACGATCATGAGTATCTGGGCATCCCTACCGGCAGCGGCGGCGAGGTGTTCACCACGCTGGAAGTGCGAGAGATCGCGGACGAAGAGCTTGCAATGCAGTGTTACCGCTATGTGGGCTGTGATTTCGGTTTTGCGTCTGACCCTGCCGCCGTTGTGGCGCTGTACTACGACCGCAGCACCGAAACCATCTACTTTGCGGATGAGATTTACAAGCGCGGCCTGTCGAATGAGGCCCTTGCCGCTGAGATCAGGGCGCACAGCCTTGACCATGTGGGCGAAACCAGAAAGAACCCCATCACAGGCGCAGAAACGGCCCCGGAACAGGTTATTTATTGCGACTGTGCAGAACCCAAGAGCGTGCGCGATCTACGGGAATACGGCCTGCAGGCTCGCCCTTGCATCAAGCGCCCCGGCTGTGTGAACTACCGCATCAAGTGGCTGCAAAAAAGGACGCTTGTTGTTGACCCCAGGCGCACGCCCAACATCTACCGTGAGTTCTCGCAATACGAGTACGACACGGACAAAGACGGCAATTTCCTGCCCAGTGTGCCAGATCGTGACAACCACACGATAGACGCAGCGGCCTATGCCTTGACCATTCTTATTTTCAATCCGAGAGAAGGAGCGTAAAATCATGCTTGAACTGCATCTTATCTGCCCGAACTGCAAAAAGACTTTTGTTGTCTATGACTGGCAGCTATGGAGAGACAGCGAGGAAAACGAGAGCTTTCAATGCCCCTGCTGCCATACTGCCCCGGATGAAGAAGCCTGTTACCGCCTGAAAGATGGCTTTTTGGAGCTGTGCGACGTTGACCGGCATTGGAACCACGACAAAGAGAGCGCACCGCTGCCGCCTGAAAAACAGAGCTGGAAAATCGAGATCAGACAGGGATAA